CTTTAAGGTGTGTGTACCTATAGTTGCACTAAACTCTCCAGTAGCAACATCGTATGAAGCGTCAGTTGGAGTAAAGTTTAAGAATTGAGTAGAAGGATATGAATGCTCAGTTGTGTTATTATCTAATGCACATGTAAATACTAAACTATTTGGTTCAATGTAAATTTCATCACCAATGTTAAAGTCATTAGAACCAATCGTCATAACAACTGAACCTATTGCAGGATCATATACAGCGTTAGTTGGTGTATATTTTTTACCATTGTTATTTAGCAATCTCGACATTTCGTCAAAAGAAGCATTTGTTCTGTCAACTGCAATTGGGTTATCACCAATAAACGTAGCAGCTCTTGCTTTTAAATAATCAATCGAACCAACGGTTTGCTCTAACTGTTCAGTAACACTTACCTCACCAGATTTAGTACGGTAAGCAGCGCCAGTTTGAATAGCGTTATAGTTTGTACCAAGAATTAAATCACGTTGTACTGCAGGTAAAATATACTCTTCAGTATCTCTGTGACATTTTTTGCTATCATAGAAATACCATTCGTTGTCTGCCCATTCCATCATGTAATCTTGGATGTATTCTTTATTTGCTTGTAGAATTTTACGCGCGTTACGCTTATCAACTGATATACCAGTGTTATCAGAGTATGTCAATAGCGAACCAATTACTGATACAGCATTATCAGCCGCTTCAACAAATCTGTGTTCGAAGTTTGCGGCGGTTAATCCTGGGTTAACTGTAATAGTTTTTGCTGATACCGCAACAATTGGTAACGCAGCCAAGTAAGCTTTTTCTGATTTACGTGGATGGCTAATTTTTGTTTTAAAGTTATCACTTGAACATGTGAATGTAAATGATTCTTCCTGAAGGTTAACGTAACGTCCAACTGTCAAGTCGTGTGTACCGATAGTAATAACCATCATACCAGTTGTTGGTTCGTACGTTGCTTTAGTTGGTGTATATTTGTCACCTGAACCTGCAATCGTATCAATAACGTTATTAAATGCAGAGTAAGCAGATGATGCCGCAGGAGCAGAGTTAGCTTGAATTAATTCATCAGTTGTTTTTCGTAATCTCTTAAACGAAGCAACTGTTTCATTTCTTTGGTTTTCAAGGCTTGTTCTTGCAGTGTTAACATAATATGCTAATCCAGCGTTTTCAGTATTATAATTTGTATCTAACATCATGTCAAATTTGACAGCAGGTAAGATATATTCCTGAACGTCTCTTTCACACTTAGCACTATCGTAAGCGTAGAAATCATCGTTATTATCAATCCAATCAACAAAGTCGTTGATGATTAATTCTCTGTTAGACTGAACAAGTTCTCTAGCAGCAGTCTGATCTGATTTACCAGTGTCTGAGAATATAATAGGGTTCGCTGCTTCTTCACCATTTTCTAAAATATTTAATGTTTCATTAAGTGAAGAGTTAACACGAGATATTAATTCAGAACCTGCGTTACCAAAGATACCACCATTTGTACTAACAATAGAGTCTTTAAGGTGATTAATAGATCCAGTAGTTTCTGTTAATTGTTCGTTAACAACAAGATATGAAATTGGTGAACGATATGAAATACCATTTAAACGACCCCAATAGTTACCTTTTGTAGCAACATCGAAACCAGTATTGTCAACAATAATTCCTGTATCTCTGAAACACTTATCAGCATTATAACCTTGATAACCTAAACCACCATCAGAAGTAGGTGATGTTAAGTAGTAAACCATGTCATCAATTATTTCATCTGATTTTGTTTCTAGTACGTCGGCAAACGCAGAGTTAGCAATTAAGTTTCCAGCAGTACCTTCAGCTGGTCTAATAATAACTGTTGAACCTCTTGCTCTCATTGATATGTCACCAAACTGAGAACCTGAGTTGTTCAATGTCATTTGGCCACCATCAAGAGCAAAGAACGCTTGGCGAGTAAAGATTGATAATGAACCAATACCGTTAACACCAGCACCGTTTTTAGCAACATAACCTGTACCGTTTTGAGTACGAGGTGTGAAACCAAAACATAATACGTATGTGTATAGTGAGTCTGTATCTAGTACCGCTCTATCTGCCAATAGACAACCACCGCCACGACCAACTAGTCTGTTAGGGAAATCATCAATACCGATTGACTCGATAGTACCTGTACCACCACGTTGTGCGTATAGTACATCGCCAACTTCAACATTACCCTTAAGGTTACGAACGTAGATTTGTCTGTTAGCATCAATATCAGCAATATATGAAATATAACCTGATGCACCAGATGAGAATGTTACTTCATCATCAACTTCAAATTGAGTTTGAGCAGAGTGACCTGCAACTAAATAGAATTCCTGACCTAAATCAAGGATGGTACCTTTTGAGTTAAATGGATTTAACGGAGGTTCAACATCAAGTCTATTAAAGTTTGAAAGCTGTGTAGAGTCACGAAGATATGGAGAACGTCTTAGTAGAGCACCCGGTCTGTAGGCGATAGCAAAACCACCTTCAGGTTGGTCAAAGTTATCAACTTCGAAGTTCATGTAAGAGAAACCTTGGACATAACAACCAGATCCAACTAAGATACCGTTTGTTCTTTCCCAACCCTTTTTCTTTTGAATAAGTGTAGCATACTGACCACTGGTTGAAGTCATTGATGTATCATCAGGTAACATAACTGGTTCATCAACGTAGTAAGTACCAGGACCTACTGAGATGTGAACCGCGTTATTAATATCGTTACGATCATATGAACCACCAGCTTTTTCTAAAGCAAGTAACCCAGCACGTTTTAGTGTTTTAACTGGTTGTAAAATAGTTCCTGGGTATTTGTCGTCACCATCAGAAGCAACGTGGATCTTAAGTGATTTTTCTGTTTGTTTAGAGAATTCGTTATATAACTGACGATAAGTCATCTTCTCTGTTTCACCAGTCTTAACATTTTTCAATGCAAAGTAACTATCTTCGTCGAGCATTGGCTCAAACTCTTTAGTGATATTCATATCAAAGTCTACAAGAGTACTATCCTCGATTGTAGAATTAGCTACGACACCATCTTTAAATTCTGAATTTTCAATAACTGATTTTTGTTGACCAAGACCTTCAGTTGATGAACTTGTAATTGTCATATTCTGAGCAGTTACATTATCAAGTGTACCTTGGAATGATGAGTCAGTAATAACGTTATTAGCAAGTGTACCATCTTGGATTGTAGTATTAGTAAATACGTTATTATTACCAGTTCCATCAGAGAAATCTGAGTTAGTAATTTGAACGTTATTTGCAGTGCTATCATTTAATACTGAGTTAGTAATAACAATATTATTTGCAGTTGAGTCAATGATAGATGAGTTACTTGTTGTAGTATCCCAAATTAAACCGTTAGCAAATCTTGAGTTTGTAATTGTTACATTGTCTAAATCAGTATCACGTATATCGGAATTAGAAATGTCTGTATCAACGATAGTAACATTTGATACTGCAGTGTCTCGGATCGTACCATTGCTAAAGTCAGTAGTAATGATTACTGAGTTTGACATTAATGCGTCTTCTAAAACAATTTCATCAATCGTAATATTAGTAAGAATTAATCCGTTCGCAGTACCTTGTTCAATAGCAACATTTGCAAAAGATGAATCATCAATCTGCGAATTGGTAAAGATATTATTATTGCCAGTTCCATTAGAGAAATCGGAATTATCAATCGCCATGTTATTGGCAGAACTATCAGTGATTGTTGAATCGTCAATAGTTGAATTTGTTAGAACAACATTATTACCAGTACCATCATTAAACTCAGAATCAGTAATTACTGAATTCGTCATTGTCATGTTATTGGCAGTTGACTCTTCAATAGATACCGTGCTAAGAGCCGTTCCAGTCATTGTTCCGTTACTAATAACAGAGTCGTTTATTTCAACATCGTTGAGAGTTGATACTGACATAACGACGTTTTGAATTGAACCGCCGGTAATTTTGATATTGTTGAAAATTTCGAATTGTAATGCTTGAACCAGTTCCTTACGTGTGATGTTTTTTGTTCCATCATCACCTTGGATCAAGTTAACAATAACGAAAAGATCCTCAGATCTTGTATTGGCGCCTGTTATCGGACCGAGTTCTGAAATCAATGACATTATTGAGTACCTTCTTAGTATCTACTATTTCTTTTTATTTATAAAAAAATAGTATGATTATTCGTGTCTAATTCTATTTTATTTACTCTGTTTTCCAGAGTACAAAATCGTCTACATCGTCTTTATCAACATATTTTCTTTCGCGTAAAATACTAGACTGATAATCGTTTACTTCTTGTTCGTTATTTAATACGGTGCCTTGAGCACTTTTGGCGAACCACCATTCATTGCCATCATATTTAACAGCTTTAAATAATTCTATTTGAGACAAAGTTCCTTCAATTAAAACATTGCCGTTTTTTGTTAATCTATATACATCTGTTGGATTAAATTCTGCGTTTCTTTCTAGGATGCTTGGGTTCCTATAAACCATATAAAGAGTTTTAACAGAATTTCTACGGTCCATACCAATATCATATTCATCTTCGAACTCAGTACATAGCTCTCTTACTCTAGCATCAAATAATTCATCATTTTTGACGTATGAACAAATAGCTTTAAAACCTTGAATATTATTTGCAAAGACATATCTTTCGTAATATGCTCGACCAACATCACACCAACCCATATCGGGATCGTTCAGCATTTTTCTAATATCCATTATATAGCTCCCCAGATTGTTCCATTATTAGTCACATTCAAAAAACTATTTCCTGTAGTAAATGCACGTCCACCTGCACCACCCTGTATTGTGGTTCCATTTCCACCACGCGCGCCCCAGCCGCCGCCTCCAGCTCCATGGCCTGAACCACCGCCGTCACCAACTGCATTTGCTGCACCACCATTTCTACCATTAGTATCTCTACTACCGCCACCACCAGCACCACCGGTTCCTGGGAATTGTCGACCTCCGCCGCCACCTGCACCAGAGTCAGTCTTATTTAATTTACCAGAACCATTGTCCCAGCCGCCTCCGCCGCCACCAGCGCCACCACCTGAACCACCGCCAGAGTCACTACCGCCACTACCATTACCACCAACAGCATTCAAAGATCCGCCAGCTCCACCGCCACCGCTACCTTCGCGATATCCAGTTCCGCCTAATCCACCACCTGCACCACCGCCGGCACCAGCACCAGCGCCTCCTCCACCTGAAGCTCCACCTCCGCCGCCAGCAGCGACATAAGCACCAGTTTCATTGAAGAAATTAAATACGTGGTCGTTATCAATTTGTACAGCAGGGCCGCCATCTTTTCCTCGGTTAGCAGTTGCATCGCCAACTGTTCCACCTGCACCACCCTTACCTAAAATGTTACCTTTATTTCTAAAGATTATAGTACCAGTTAAATTGCTAGGAATAATTAATCCACCTTTGGCAGTACTATCTGACCATAACCAATAATCTGCTGGTAATGAAATATCATAAAAGCCACCTGGGTCATTAAAGCCAAACGCTTGTAATGCTTCCCATAGGTTACATTCTTTAATATTATATTTTCCATTAATTTGAGTATCGGATATAGCAATCCAATCGACTTCAGCAACAAATCTTATACTTGATTTGCCATAAAAGTCACTGAATTTAATTGCACCGCTTGAAGGTAAATCCATACCTGGAGGTAGGTTACGATATTCATCGAGTGTATAAGGTTTATTTGCATATGTACCACCAAGAGTGCTAAACTCATCGTGGATTTCTGTGAACGTAAGTTGTCCGCTGCTCTTAATAGTCATAGCTTACTTTCCTACTTTTTCGTTCAATTCCTTGATAGCTTCAATTAACAAACCAATTACGTTACCATGCCTGACCGCATAAATGGCCTCGCCAGTATCTGGGTCTGTCGTTTCGTAAACAGCTTCAGGTAAAACTTCCATAAGTTCTTGTGCCATTACACCAGTCATTGGTTCTTCTGGCTTTGATTTATAATTAAATGTATAACCGCCGAGTTGTGAAACTTTATCTAACGCGTTATCAATCGGTTTAATATTTTCTTTTTGTCTTATATCAGAAACAGTACCAAAGGCTGTAACCTCACCAGTTGAAAATACTGATCCAAATGTTACGTTTGAACTTGTACCAACAATTTGACCAATACTTATTTGGCCTGTTTCATCGTTAAATGATACACCAGTTCCTGCAGACAATTCTCCTAATACTCTTTCCGTAGTATAATATAAATTATTAGTACCTTCAGTTAAAGAATTTGTAGTATGATTTGATAAATCAGATACTGTACCGAGTACGTTACCTGTAAATTGAGCAGGGATACCAGACTGACCGCTTTCAAGTACTTTGTTTGCTATACCATCATTTACTTTATATACGTCACCAATAAGTTTACCTACAAAATTTCCACCAGTAAATACATTAGCAGTAACAGTGTTGGCAGTCATTTCAATACCAGTAACATCATTAACTGTTAAATCACCGGTGATTGTCATATTTTCTTCTACGCTAAAATTAAGTACACTTAACGTACCTGCAGGTGATAAAGATAATTTTGGAGTACCTGTACCAGTATCAATAATGAAATTGGCATTGGTTGAATTATCAATACCTATATCCCAGGATATTACATTATCAGTATATCTAGTTCTACCACCTGATGCGCCATAAGCAAATGTAGCCACCACTTGATCGTTTGCACCAGTAACATTTAATGGTGATGTAAATGATACCGGAGAACTCGCGGTAAAAGCTGTAATTGCATCTGTTCTGAGTAATGTATCAGCCAAGACAGTATTGGCTTGAAGGTCGCCGGCTATGTTTACGTTCCCGGTGGTTGTATCACCAAGAACACTTGCCGTGACTGTTTGTTCACGCATAATATCAACCATTTCGTTGGTCTTATCAAACCAGTTCTGAAATGTTTGAGTCGTTGTAATGTTTTGAATATTTGGTTTTGCCATTTAACTCTACTTCTCTATCTGATCTAATCTATCGCATACGGTCGATAATAATTCTTTAATTTCCTGAACTTCATTACCTAATCTGGTAAGCTTACGGTGTAAAGCTCTTTCTTGTTTATATTTATTCAAAGCAGCCGCGTCTGTACTTAATACAGCTTTTGAAGATGGGTGGCGAACGACGTTTGTCATGTTAAGGCTATCGCTCTCATATCTCGTACTGATGAAGTCTTGGAAATACTATTTGAAGTCATTTCAATTTTAATTGAGTATTTTCTGTAACCAACATGAGTTCCGCCAGTGCTTGTATAAACAAGAGAACCAGCAGAGTCTTTATTAGCATCAGGTAATTTCCAATAATATTCTCTGTAATCAGTTTGGTTTGCGGCAGTAAACATGTTAATGCCTTTATATAATTCTAATTCAATCCAAGGAATAGTATCAAACGCTGCGGCGTCATATACATTTTGTGGACGAATATAAACTTTAATATCAGTACCAGTCGGACGGTTCGCAGTTAGGATAACATTAATATCTTCAGCATCTAAGTCTTCAGCAAGTTCTACTGTTTTAGATATATACCTTGATGTTGTATCAGCGTTATTAGTTACTAACCATTGATATGCCATTATGTTAGCTGTTTCTAAATCAATGATTGGCGACGTTGTATCACTAGAACCGTTTGTCATATTTAATTTAAACTCAAAAGGTTTTACATCAGATGGATCGTTTGATTTAGAATAAACCACAACCCCGTCTTCAGCAAAGTAATTTGAAGAACCAAATTTCATAGGTTTATCATATGTATTTAATACGTTAGCCGTTGGAACAAATGTACCTTTTAATGAAACAGTCGTTCCACTATCACTTGATTTGTTAATCAATGGTTGTATATAACTTAGGTTAATGTTGTCAACTGATCCGATAGTACCTGTAATACCACTTCTTTTACCAGTAATGGTACCACCTGAGCTGAATGTTTTTGCTGATGTAGCCGAACTATCTTGTAAGTGCATTACCGATCTGTTAAATCCGTTATAGTAAGAGATTTGACCTGAAACAATTGGTAGTGCAGTACCAGCACCTACTTCAAATGATACTGGTTTAGTTGTAGTCATAAGAGTTGCGCTATCAACACTTGCAATCGTAAATATTTCTGATGTTGATCCACCTGAGTTAGTAATTAAGATTTTATCTCCGGCGGCAAACGTGTCACTAAGTGATGTACCATTAATTTCTGCTGTGCCATTAACCATTGTAATCGAAGCAGAGGTTGAACCTGAGAATGCTATGTTTTGATAAACTTCTTCGCCTTGAATAAATCGACCAGTCCAATTTGAAAGTGTAAGGAACTCGTGATTATTATTTGTTAGAGTAACCTCACCTGAGGATGCACTAAACTGGTGACGATATAAAGTAAATTTCAAATCTTCATCTTGTACTGATTTCCAAGCTCTGTTATTTGTCGATGTAAAGAGAACACCGTCACCCCAGTCTTGTACAACTGCTTGGCCGTTTGTTTGGCCTGGTGTCAAATCAGTTCCACCAACTTTAGATGTAAACGCTAAATAATTAGGATCGTTTGCATCAGGTTGAATAACGATTGCATATTCTTTTTCAACATCTAAACGTATTGGAACTGCAAAGTTAATTGCTGTAACTAATGACGCGTCATCTGAAACATTAACATCAGATGAGTCTAAATGAGTTTTAGTAAATGGTATAATAACTGGTGAAGGATACCCATTGATAACCTCACGTAACATAACAGTTACACCATTATAATCACTTTTACGTTTGAAGAATAAGTCAACCTTTGATGCAAATATTGACGTTGCTCCTTTACCCATTCCTTCTTTAATAAAGAATGTTTGAGCGAGAGGGTCAATTGCGAATGGTCTTCCAACAACTGTTCGAGTAGTTGACGCTCGTATAATTGAAGTTTCAGGCATTCTTACTGATGATGTTAAACTAACTTTATCAATATTAATGTTATATGCATTATACGATAAATCACCGCGTGATGTTTTTGAAGAGTCAATGTTACCATATGTATCAACATCAACTACCGTTAATTGTCTTTCACCCACGAAGAATGTACCTGCTGGTAATTCAAACACGGCTCTTATTACACCGTTAGCGTCAGTACTAATTGGTGCTCCAAGTGCGCCAAATTTTTCAACATCTCTTGCTCTTGTTGCTTCGGTAGTTCCAGGACGTACATTGTTGTCGACCTTGACTTTATCAAAGAAGAAGTAATGTCGAGTATTAGGACGTAAACCTGACATATAAACTTTAATATCTCTTGCTCTCATATATGGTTCAAATTGAATATCAGATACAAAATCACCAACCGATTGATTTTGTGTAGATGTTGAAACATTAAGAGACGTATTCTGTGTTGTAGTTGATGTAATATCTTGCCAAATATTATTTCTAATATTCCTACGTATTCTATTTGTACCTGTAACTACGTCACGTGTCATTGGAATAAATGATTGTAAATCGTCGACGAAGTTATTAAATGGCGTTGCTATATCAATGTCTAATCTCATTGGATTAGTTTCTACATCGTGAGCCATATCATGGTCTGGTGATAATTGACCAACACCGTCATATGACCAATAGTTTGATACACAGTTTCTAAAGTTAGTAGCGTATGTTTGAGCTAATACAGATTTATTATCATTTCTTACAATAGAAGCTACGTCTGCATCATTCGTTGTTGGGAATATTGACGCCGATGAAGTTGATTTATATTTTAAATCTAATGGGAATGTTCTTAATGCAGGAGTAAGAGTTTTTGTATCACCTCTGATTGCCGCATTAAAGTTAGGGTTTTCCAAATTAGAAATATTAGTATCATTAAATGGATCTACTAGGATACCATTTTTAAATCTTGTTAAACCATTCTCGTCAACGATATTCATATTTTGAGTTTCTTGTTCAAGCTGACTTAAGCTAACATAATACTCTAAATTTTCTACTCGTTTTTCAACATCTGAAATATCATTCATGGTGTATGTTTTTGTACCAGCTGGTTTTGATGTTACCGCATAATATGATTTACTTTGATTAAGCGCTTCTGCTGGTGATAATGCCGGATATCCTGGAATTGTAATATGAGCAACTAGGAATTGGTCAGAACCAACCTTTGGAGGTGAAGGGAATGTTTCTTCCTTACCTTGAACGGTGGTAACTTTACCATATGAGTCAATAATAACTGCATCAATACGAGAGTTCCAAGTTTCAACATCAGATGATACATCACCATTAATTTGTGGTATAACATAATCATTAGAACTAAAGGTTGGTTGTGATGCTCCAACATTAGCAGAAATAACTGAGGCAGCTCCAGCTGTCAAAGCTGTGTAACTAGCACCTGCACCAAGATCAGCATATGGTCTAAAATCAATACATTCTCTCAACCTATATGTTGTACCTGTAGTTGATTTAAATATACCCATGTCTGATGTTCGTATTTTTTCAGAAGGTAAAATAACTGTTGTATCATCAACTGGATAACTTGCAACAGTAAAGAAATTTGAACCGGTTTGAGAACCGCTAATTTTAAATACCTTAAGTTGTACAGTACATGTACCTGCTGCTGGTACTGGTCGACCTGGGATAAGTTCTATAAATGATATATCATAAAAATTATCTTTTTGGTTTGTATTTAATCTAAAGCTATCAGTAAAATCATCGCCATTAATGTCTTCAATACTTGTAATACTATATACATCAGGGAAACCTAAACTATATTGAGATTTATTAGTTGCATATGTAAATTTAATATATGGATTAACCAATGATTTATTATATGCTGTTACATCTGTATTATTAAATATTCTTTTATTATAGTAGACATCGGCCACAGGATCTGAATTGTCTGCAGGGTCTAAACTAATTGTAAGAACTGAATTATTTAATGATGTTACGTAACTTAAAACATTAATGCGAGTATTTGACGCATCAACTACAACGATATCTGTTTGGTCAACCGCGAAGTCTTCATTTCCGTTAGCCGCGTTAATAACAATTTCATTACTTGAAACTGATACGCTGGTTGCAAGAGTACGAATAGGAATAACCAAATCAGTTAATGCCTTAATGCTTCTTGAGCCTGTGTCAAATATCATTGGTGCATCGTTTGTACCTTTGATTTGTGAACCTGCTGGAATTGTAATTTCACCGGCTGTACCAACGATTTTTTCAACATTGGCAAATGAATATGATGGATATAATAGTTTAACACCAAATAAGTACAGTCTTGTAGGAGTAATATTTTTAGCAAATGCCTCACCAATTTTTGTACCGTTTGCACGTTGTAATTCTAATGTTTCGTAATTTAATCCGATAGTACCAGCAATAGTGGTAACATCAACATATGATCCATAATTAAGAGATGTTGACTCATTAGTTTGTAAGGTAGAAGTTGATACATCAGAAATTATAGTATCTTGGAAACCTTTGTTTTCAACTTTATAACCTTTGATATAAGCTGAGCCTTTTCCAACGAGTGCAGTAAGGTCAGTTCCACGACGTTCTACTAATACTTTGAAATCATCAACGATATAATCACCATTGGTTTCATATGTACGTTTGGCTAATTCTTCATTAATAGAATTAAACTGTGCAACGTCTCTAAGTGTGACTGCTGATCCATTTTGGTATCTGATTAGTGTAAAGAACCCTGCATCAATATCAGCAACAGCAGTTGATTTAGCACTTAATACTGGAACCATTTTAAATCTGTCTGCGCCAGGAGCGTTTTCGTTTTCTGAACCGTTCGCATTATCGAATAGACTTGTATCTTGTAATGAGCTTATGATTGATTCAGTAACTTCATAACCAACTGATAAGTCATTAGGTAAATTAGTATATGGAGCTACGATAAGAGTTTGGTCAGCAGCGAATAAGAAATGACCTTTTTGGAATACAACACCTGCCGCAGCTTGAATACCAAATGATTTACCAGTTGAGTCAGGTAAATTAGTTACCTGTGCTGTTGCCACGTTAAGCTGAGTTTCAATAAGAGTTGAACCGTCATAACGATACTTATTGATAGTTAAAGGTTCACCAGACTCAAAGCTTTTAACATCTGATGAGTTTGTATTTAAGTAATTAATAAAGAATGTATTAAGATTTGGTGGACGTGTTTCAAAACCTCGGGCAGCAGATATGATTGAAGCTATCAATCCAGTGTTATCACCCTCAACCTCGTATTTAGTTTCAATAGACTTTGTAGTTCCACTAATTACTTCATCTTGGATAACAGGAATATAAGCCTCAGGATCTGGTATTGAGTTTGTTAGTTTAACAAATTCTAATCCATCTAGGCTTGTAAAGTTACACCCTTTAACAATACTACCCTCTTGGTAGATATTATCACCAAATTGCTCAACTTGATTTTGAAGAATAGTTTGTAACTGAGTAAGCTCTCGAGCTTGGACAGCGTAAGCAGGTTTAAACAGAATTTTATAAAACTGCTTCTCTATATTAAAATCGTCAAAATATGGAGCAATATTTAAATTTTTATTAATAGGCATCTATCATGTTTCCTTAAAATTCTAATACTAATTTGTATTCTTCCCGTGAGGTTCTTGTACGAACGAGAGGAACAAAATCTTCCATGAAGTATACTTGCCCACTTCTTTGGATGTAATCTGATTCTATCGTATTATTGGCTTGTGGACTATTTATTATAATTCTCTGACCCGTAGAATTAACAATTGCAGCAGTTGGGTCAAATGATATATCGTTATTTGCTTGGTTAGTAAATGGACCCATATAGTTTGAGATATACGCTGTGTTAGCTGTATCGTCAACCTCGTGTATTTTACCAGTAAATGTAATTTTATTTGATGAGTCTAATTGAGTAACAACATCACCTTCAATAGCATATATGATGTCGTTTGTTACAATTTTAATTCTATTATCAAATACGTCTGGTGTATTTGCGGTATTGGCTGAAGCACTCACAAATTCTGGATTTTTAACAATACCAATATTAGAGTAACTGCTTTCTGAACCAATTTGATTATTATCAGTTTCTGTAATATATCCATATAAAAGAATATGACTACAATATAATTCATCAATAAAGTTATAACCGTGTCCACCGAATGGTGAAAGAACTGGTCTTAATTCTACTCTAACATCAACAGAGTTAGGATCTTCTGGAGCAAAATCAAACTCAGGATCTTTAACTGATGCAGTTAAATTAGTATAACCACTTCCTGGGTTAAGGATAATAATATTTGTTATTTGTCCATTAATTACCTCTGACTTAGCAATGCAGCCACTGCCGTCTCCCTGTAATTCAACAGTTGGGATAATTGAAAATGTTGCAATGTTTGAAACACCGTCACCGCGTGGATCACCAATAACTCTTGCTCTTCCAAGTCCTGAATTTGGCTCATATTCATATGTATCAATTTTATATAGGTAGGATACGCCGTCTGGATTGGTAGCATATATTGTCATACCTGCATAAAAATTTTGAATTTGGTTAATATTAGAAGCTCTTAATAACATATCACCAGAGTTTGAAGGTGATGCTGCCATAAAACCATCTAAAGAAGGATAACCATTGTTATCAACTGGGTTTTCAATAAAGATGTCTGATAACTCTGAGCCATATACAACAGCAGCAGAGTTTGCATATGGGTCTGGATTTATTTCAAAATCAACAGGTAAAGGGATATAACCGATTGCGTTATATGCTTCAAACTCATTTGATTCAATAGCATACATAAATTTCCATACGTATTTATCAGCTGTTCTATATATTTGGTCTGTTGTAAATGCATTCCAGTTTGGTGGAGCAGATGAAGCGCCGCCATTATTGTTATATAAACATTTAAATACTCGATAGTCACCAGTATCGTTATCGTTTGGACCTACAACAGCGTAAAACTTTTCACCATCTAAATCAATCCTATCATCGTATTGAACGTAAGTAGCGTCTTTCTGCCAAGGATGGTATTTAATCATAAACTTAGTATCAGATCCAAGAACCTTTTTACCGAACACTGTATTTTCTAAAAACTCATTTTTACTATACTGTGCATTGGTCGCGCTTTGGCGTGTATCAGTTGTAATAGAAGAAACGAATACATAAAAGTCGTTATTCTGAATGTCTGTCATAAACATTCTAGTTGTATCATTTTTTAATTTTGTAGTAAGTACTTCTGCCATGTCACCTAGCCTGCCTCTTTGTAATATTTATAAACAATTTACTAACCTCTTCTACGTATATTAGGTCTTGGGTAAACTTTCCCAGATGCAGGTCTTGTTTTAAAATTTTGTTTTGGAAGTGTATTTCCATCTATTGGTCGCTGATTAATCCATCTTAAATATTTGTTTGCCGCGCCTTGTAAACTATTTCTATCATACGCATCGTCTGTACCAGAGTCATACATGGCATTCATAGTTGCGTTATTAAGTAACCAATCCTCTGCCTCTTCCTGAGTTATCCTTGGCCAAGACTCTGCAAGCAATGCAACAACTCCTGCCACCTGAGGGCCAGACATACTTGTTCCTTGATACTTACCTAATTGGTATGAACTATTTCTAGCATCATTAGTACCACCTGAGTGCAAACTACTTTGAATTGCTTCACCAGCTGCGTAAATATCAACTTGGTTACCGCAGTTACTAAACGTTGCTTTAACTTCATTAACATTATTTGATGTAGCGCCAACGTTAATATTTGCATTAAATCCTGCAGCCGAACCTGTACCACGGTTTAACCAATAAGTTTGGTCAAATCCATAATATTGAACTTGATATGTATTATTCCAATCTTGGTCGGACTCGTTAACAGTTTTCCAACTATCATTACCTGCTGAACATACAATAATAATTCCATCGTCAATAGCATCTTGTTGGTCAGCTTGACGTGAAGTAAAATAATATGGAATATCCATTTGTAAAGATGGTGCATAACAACCACGAGCTCTTAATTCAGCGGTAGTTAAATCACGTCCTGGACTAAACTCTGTACCTCTGTATGTAATACTTGTAATGTTACCAAAATTATCTGCGGCTGAACCAACAGGTATAGAACTACCATAACTATTATTTGTAATAGTAGGATTTCGTCTACCTGTTACAGCGTTAACTGCTTTTGTATTATGCCATTCCCTAATGTAATCCCACATCCTTGTACTTGATAAGCTATTTGGATTTGAACCATAAGGGCTAATGTTATAGATGTTTGCGCCTCTTGCCCAGCCTTGAGTATTACCAGCAACCGTTCCTGCGCAGTGGCAACCATGATTGTTATCTGCTTCATCTGCAACATTCGTATATGAACCTGAACGATCATATGTATAAGTTCCATTTGAACCACCGGTAACAGCGTTTGTTAAGGAAAACCAATTAAATTGATTAATTCTGGAAGCGCCGTTTGCAGACTCTTCATAATAATGTTCGCCTGCATCATTATCCTGAAGCATATCTTGCATCTTAGCAAAATCAGGTTTACTTAAAACTGGCTCAAAGTATTTTTTAAACAAGGCATGACCCAATGGGTTATTTGCCAACATACCTGCCGGTGTTTTTAAAGTGTCGTCCCATTCTGGTGAAAGACTTCCTCCATCCCAGAATTGACTCATATCCCACATTGACCAATTAACTAAATAAGTATATTCTTTATATGCAACCGTAGCTGCTTCAGCATCTGTAGCCCAATCTGTTGAATAACCAGTTGGATCATATAAAGATGCATCAATTGCTTCTTTCATTGCAAGGTGTAATTCTGTAGTTGTCCAAGAAAAACTAGGATTATTTTGAAGGATCGGTCCTAAAGATTGCATAGGAACTTCTGTAGCACTTCCGGGAACTGCGCCTGGAATACCAAAGTTATGAATTGTATGGAACAAATGTTCTGCTAACTCTTCAATATCTCTATCACTTGTCGGTGGGTTTGGTCCTGATGTATTTCTATACCATACCATATCATCTAAGACATGGGTATCTAAAAAGTTTTGATAACCTGAATATTGTGCCGCACCTGAGTCTGTTAAAAAGTTTGGTGTATATGAAGAACCACCACCCCAAGCAACTCTTTGTGCCGTAGGTAAGCCTGCATGTGTAGTTCCTGAATCACCTTTTAATGTTTTAATTAAATTGGCTTGGTGTTCTAAATTAATTAAAGGATCTTGTGGATTAATAAGTAATGTAATAAATTTTGCAGTTTTATATGCCCAATCGTCTGGTACTGTAGTTTGTCCACCTACTGCGCCAGCAATAACACATTTAACTCCACGAACTGTGATTGATCTATCAAATACTGCTCCGTTAGATGAGTCACTTACAAGTGCACCATCTGAATAATCTGTCTCAGTTCCAACTTTTGCAAACTCTGGATGCCCAGGATCAATGTGACCATCAATAATAACAACGTCAACGTTTTTACCTGATGCAGTTACGGTAAGATCCGAGTTTACATTTGAAACTCCATTGTCGCCCCAATTGGATCTGTTGGCAGCTTCAGAGTGTCTAAGCAAACCCCAGTTAAAATCTGTCGTGTCTGTAAACCAATCTTTTGAAAACTTTTGATTAGTGACTGACCATCCTTGAGGTTTGGTAGTCAAATCAATTAATTCTACTAAATCACAATCCCAAACTCTAGGATCGTTTTTTAATTGGTTTGCTTCTTCATTAGTTAACATATAATGAGTATTACGGCTTATGCTTCTTCTATGAACAACAGGTATTTCTCGTCCCGGAATGTATAATGCTCCACCTTCAGTTTCCATGTCTTCGTAAAAAGAATCTAAATCCTCTTTATTATGAAGTGTAACAATCCATTCTTTTTGCATGTTATGCCTCTAACTGAAGTATTTCTATAGCTACTGTAATCGCAGCAGCACTACCGTTTTTGCTTCTTACCTTTACCGGTATATTCGCGGTTGGTGTTGATTCTAAATTATAACCAATTGCTCCTGGCGCTATTAACACTTTTAAATTACCAGTTGATGTAATTACCTCAGAAATAATACCGGCATCTGGTGAAGGATCTTCTGTTTCAAGCCTAGAATTATCTGCTGTTCTTGCTGCGTTAGTTGCATAAAGTGTTACCCAAGCAGGATGCGATGTTGTGATTGAATATAATGCGTATCCTTTAAACCCAGTAATATCAATGTCTGTTGATACTCCATCAGCGATTGATGCCGTAGCAGCCGAAGGAGATGAACGACTTGGTAAACCACCACCGCCGCCTGAACCAACTTCAGAAAAGTCTGCTA